CAACTGTTCGAGAGCCTCGCCCCCGTGCCCGACCAAGAAGGCACGCGCGATGCTTATCGACTCGAAATCGACTTGCTGCCGATGGTGCTCGAGATGCGCCGCCGCGGTATTCGCGTCGATGTCGCTGCTGCTGAACACGCACGCGAGACACTATTGCAGAAGCGCAACACCGTCCTGGCCCAGATCGGTGAGCAACTCGGCGCCGCCGTCGGCATGAAACAAATCCATGGCCGCAAGTGGTTGGTCGCGACGTTTGATCGACTGAAAATCGAGTACCCGCTCACAGAGAAGGGCAACCCGTCGTTCGCGACCGGCAACAACAAGTGGATGCGACGATCGACGCACTGGCTCCCGCCGCTGATCGCCGACGCGACCCGCCTGCACAGATACGCCGAGAACTTCCTCAAGACCCAGATCATCGACCACGTCGTGAACGGCCGCGTCCACGCCGAGATAAACCCGCATCGCAGCAATGCCGGCGGTGACAAGAGCCGCGGCGCTCGCTCGTTTCGATTCTCATATGCGCACCCACCGTTGCAGCAGATGCCGAAGCACGACACTCAATTGGCGCCGCTGGTTCGCGTCGCGTTTCTGCCCGAGGAGGGCGAGACCTGGGCCGACTGCGACGTGTCGCAACAAGAGTTTCGCCTGATCGTGCACTACGCCTCGCGCCTCAATCTGCCGCGTGCAGCGGAGGCGGTCGAGCGCTATCGCAGCGATCCTTCCACAGATTTCCACGCGTTGGTCGCAACATGGACCAACATTGATCGGCAGAGCGCCAAGAACAGCAACTTCGCGCGGGTCTATGGCGCAGGCTTGCGCAAATTCGCGGAGATGATCCGCAAAACGGAAGCGGAAGCGCGCGAGATTTGGGACAAGTACGACCGCGAACTTCCGTTCGTGTCACAACTTTCTAAGCGGTGCGAACGCCTCGCACACACGCACGGCTACACGCCATTGTATGGCGGTGCACGCCGACACTGGAACAGATGGGCTCCCGGCGGCCGCTGGAAAAGAGGCGCGGGTCCGTGTGAGCTCGAAGAAGCGCAGCACCGCACGCGTGATCCGGCGCACCCGTGGTATGGACGCCAACTCTACCGCGCCGAATGCCGCCTAGCATTGAACGCGCTGATCCAGGGCAGCGCCGCCTACCACACCAAGCTGTGGATGCGCGCGTGCTGGCGCGAGGGCATCGTCCCGCTGCTCCAGATGCACGACAGCTTGTCCATTTCGGTGACCAGTCCGGAGCAGGCCGCCCGAGTCGCGCAATTGGGTTGCGAGGCAGTTTCACTCAAAGTCCCGATGCTGGTCGACGTGAAGTACGGACAAACTTGGGGCGATGCCAAGCATTCTTGGGAGGAACGGCACGCGCAGATATCGACCCCACCCGCGGATGTGATCGAAGAAGAGCTGATCCCCGAAGCCGACGAGAGCGAAAAAGAGTCGCCACCGCCGGCATCGCACGAAGAATTGCCGCCTTGGGAAGAGGAAACACCGCGAGCCGCTGCTCCCGAGCCGCATATCTGCGTTCAATGCCACCGCGATCCGCCGGACGGAAACGAGCGTGCGAGCGCCTACGCCGGAGCTTTTCTACATCCGCAATGCGAGGAACCGTTCATGCGCGCGCGCATGAGTGAACAAGGACTCGAATGGCAGAGTGCACATTTCGCGCAAATGCCGCCACAGCCCGATCCTCAACCCGCGACGCCACCGCCACCGCCTTCGTCGCCGCCGCCAGCGGCAACATCGAAAGGAAACGGGCAAGGAAATGGGCACGGTGGCGGAAACGGCTTTGACCACGACCATGGGAGCAAACGCGGCATTGGCTCGAAGACCGGAGCCGAGCGTGACGACAAATATGCCGAAGAGCATGCCGGAAGGCCGTTTGATGACCTCGACCTGCGCGCCGTCGGCTATCAGCTGAAGAGCGTGTTTGATTACACCCTCGCGGACGGGACGCTGCTTTATCAGCAGAACCGCTACGAACTGCCCGCGGGCGCCAGGCCGAGCAAGAAACGACCGCGCAAGAAATTCCGCCCCCATCATCGGGTGAACGGGATCGAGGTCACCGGAGCGCCAGTACGCCGCGTGATCTACAATTGGCCGGCAATCATGCGCGCCGGACCGGGTAGCACCGCCATCATCACAGAGGGCGAGACCAACGCCAACGAGCTGATCAAAAATGGATTACTGGCGACCACGGTGCTCAGCCATCATTGGGCGCCGGAATGCGTGGCGGCACTGACCGGATACCATCTGAGCATCCTTCAAGACCACGACGATCAGGGCAAGGTGCTCTCCCACGCCGCGTACAAGAAGCTCGCGCCGGTCGCAGCGAGCATCAGAATCGTTCCGGCTGTGCATCTGTGGAAACACTTGCCAAACGGCAGCGAGCCTGCCCCGGGCGCCGACGTGCAGGACTGGATCGCGCTCGGCGGGGATGCGAGCAAATTGCTCGACATCTGTCGCGAGATTCCGGCCGACGGCATCATCACCGCCGAGCCGTATCAGTTCCCCGCGGAAGCCGATATCCCGCCTTGGGATTGGCTCTATGGACAGTTTTTGGTGCGCGGCGAGGTGGCCGGCACCGCGGCTTTGGGCGGTACCGGGAAAAGCTCGCTGTCAATTGTTGATGCGTTGGCGATGACCAGCGGGCGCACGCTGCTAAATGAGAGCGTGACAGCGCCCGTGCGCGTAGTCCTGATCAATCTCGAAGACACCCGCAACGCTATGAAAAAACGAATTGCGGGGGCGATGCGGCATTACAGACTCGCCCCCGCCGACATTGGCGATCGTCTGATCGTCCTGGCCAAGGGCGAAGTCAAGATCAAGGTGGCCCGACAGCTACGTTCCGGTGATGTCGAGCGCAACGAGTCGGTGATCTGGGCACTGATCAGGCTGATGGTTGAGCATCGTGCCGACGTACTCTCGATCGACAGCTTCATTCGCACCCACAAGGTGAACGAGAACGACAACTCCGCCATCCAGGAGGTGGTCGAGTGCTTCGAGGACATCGCCTTGGAGGCGAATTGCGCGGTGCACCTGTGGCACCACACCCGCAAGCTCGGTGGCGAGCGCGCGACGATCGAGGCCGCCCGCGGCGCCAGCGCCTTCATGGACGCCTGCCGTTCGGGCCGTGTGCTCGATTCAATGTCGGCCAAAGAGCACGGTGATCTTGAGAGCATCGCGCCCGATATGCTGCCGCCGGGGTTCTACTTCCGTGCGTTCAGCGGAAAACGTAGCTTCGCCCCGCCGGCCGATCAGTCTGATTGGTTCGTACGTGCGAGCATCGAACTGGCCAACGGCGATAACGTGGGCGTGGCGACGCCATGGCAGTACCCGGCCAGTGAAGCCACGATCCCGCCCGAACTCGTGGACGAGATCGTCACCGAGATTGGTCGCGGCCTATCGAACGGCCAACGCTATACCAACCACAACGCCGCGCAGAAAAGGGCGGTATGGTCGATAGTGCAAAAGCACTGCCCGGATAAAACGCGCGAGCAATGCCAGCGTATTGTGGCGGGCTGGATAAAATGCGGACGGCTCTATGTGGACGAGTACTTTGACCCAGTTCAACGTCGTCAGCAATCCGGGTTATTCGCCCCAGACAGCGAGGATGACGAAGCATGATGACGGATATCGCCAAGCAACGCCGAGCGTTTGCCCGCCGGGTGGAGCACGTTTGTGGGGCTGCTGGGTACTGCGTAACCCTCCACAACACCGGACCGTGGCTGCGCTTTCTGCTCGATCAACGATTGGTAAGGAATCCCTGTGCCTTATGCGGCCTTGACCAACGCATCGTTGGAGCACTGTTCACTAGCGTGCCTATCGGATGGCACGCGATCTGTTCCCAGTGCGCGGACTACCCGGACGACGACTTCATCTGCGAGGTCATAGCCATGCTCTCTACGTGTCAAAAACAGCTACCGTTGGAGCTGCGTAAATGAACTTTTTCATTTACGCACCACTTACGCAAAGGTCTGCGTAAATGAAGGAAATGCGCATAAGGAAATTCATTTACGCAAAGGCGTGCGTAAATGAGAATTTCCACTTACGCGCCATTTACGCAACCTGCGCAGTTGAGATCGAGTCCATGATCGCGAACAACCGACCCGGACACCGTAGACCAGCACCGTGGACCGACCACTGGCGCACCTGGTACCAGCTCGAGCGCTGGCGTCGCCTGCGCAGGCACCAGCTCACGGTCGAGCCGCTCTGCGTCATGTGCCGGCAGCGCGGACTGGTCAGGCCGGCAACCGTCGTCGACCACGTCGAGCCACATCGCGGTGATTGGAACCGATTCCTGACCGGCAGGCTGCAGAGCCTATGCGAGCGCTGCCACAACAGCGACAAGCGCATGGTCGAGCGCGGGAGGCCACGGGTGGCGATCGGGGAAGATGGGTGGCCGATCGATTCATGAGCACTGCTTCGAGGCCGGGGGGGAGGGTAAAATTTCTCGGTGATCCGAATGCTGCGGCGCGCCGGCCAGTCGCGTCCGCTAATCTGCATTTCCCCCGGGTCCCGTGTTAACTTCGAGCGTGAACGGAGTTCCCCATGTCGCGTGGTCGTAAATCCGCCGCTTCGCTAGCCGTCGTCCCGTTGGTGCCTGGACAGGGTCGCCCGGAGCCGCCCGCGGATTTGGATGCCTTCGAACAGCGGGTTTGGCGCGAGGTGATCGCCGCGCTGCCGGCGCACTGGGTCGACCCTGCCGGGCAGCTCGTCCTCCGTCGCCTGGTCGCCCAGGTCGCGATCTCCGAGCGGCAGGAGATTCGTCTCCGTCAACTGCGCGCCGACGATCTGGACAGCGGCAAGGAAGCCGGGGCTCTCGCTGTCGCCCATGGCGCTGTAGCGAAGACCGTCGCTCACTTGCTGGGTCAGTTGCGCGCTACGCCGCGTTCGCGCATGGTGTCGCGCGCGGCCGGCCCACAGATAGCGCGGACGTCGTCGCTCCGGCCGTGGGAGATTCGCTCTCGTGGCCAGGCGCAAGCGAGCACCCCCGAGCAGTGACAAGGTCACCGGTGCCGACGTCATTGAGTTCATCGAGACGGTCTGCTTCGTCCCGGAGGGCAAGTTCGTCGGGCAGCCGCTGAAGCTGCAGGACTGGCAGAGAGACTTCATCTGCCTGATCTACGACAACCCGCGCGGCACGCGCCGCGCGATCCTCAGTGTCGGCAGAAAGAATTCAAAGACGACGCTGTGCGCGTGTTTGTTGTTGGCGCACCTGTGTGGGCCGCCGGCGCAGAGCAGGCCTAACTCGCAGCTGTTCTCCGCGGCGCAGTCGCGGGATCAGGCCGGAATCATCTTCAACCTGGCGGCCAAGATGGTGCGCTTGAATCCGGCGCTGGCGCGCATCGTGACCATCCAGGAGACCGCGAAGTCGCTGATCTGTCCGGAACTGGGGACGCGCTACCGCGCGCTGAGCGCTGAGGCCTCGACCGCGTATGGATTGTCGCCGAGCTTCATCGTGCACGATGAGCTTGGGCAAGTCCGCGGTCCGCGCTCGCCGCTGTACGAGGCGCTGGAGACCGCGACCGCCGCCTCGGTCGACCCGCTCTCGATCATCATCTCGACGCAGGCGCCGACCGACGCCGACCTGCTATCCGTTCTGATCGACGACGCGCTGGCCGGCCACGATCCGCACACGGTGGTCGAGGTTTTCACCGCGCCCGCCGATCTCGACCCGTTCGCGGAGGCGACGGTTCGGCTCGCCAACCCGGCGTTTGGCGCGTTCTTGAACGGCCCGGAGGTCATGAGCATGGCCGCTGCCGCCCAGCGCATGCCGGCGCGGGAGGCGGAATATCGCAACCTGATTCTAAACCAGCGGGTCGAGCCTTCAAACGCCTTCATCGCGCCCGCGGTCTGGAAGGAATGCGGTGATCCGGTCGGTTCGCTCAGCGGATTGCAGCTCTACGGCGGGCTTGATCTCTCCGAAGTGGCGGACTTGACCGCGCTGGTCCTGATCGGCTGGCGGGACGGCAAGTGGCGGGTGCACCCGACGTTTTGGCTCCCGTCGGAGGGGCTGGCCGAGAAGTCGACGGCCGATCGGGTGCCGTATGATCTGTGGGCCCAGCGCGGCTATTTGCAGACGACGCCGGGCCGGACCGTTGCCTATGAGTTCGTCGCCGACCATCTGCGCGGTCTTTTCCAGAGCTACGACATCGCCAAGATCGGTTTTGATCGCTGGAACATGCGGCACCTGTTGCCTTGGTTGCTCAAGGCCGGTTTCACCGAGCAATTCGTGAAGGATCACTTCGTCGAGTTCGGTCAGGGGGTCGCCAGCATGTCGCCGGCCCTGCGCGACCTGGAGCAGGTGATCCTTGA